TATTAGCATTTCTATAAATGATTTATCTACATTATTTTCTGCTTCTTGTATTCTATCATAAAGACGTTGAGTTTTTGGTTTTCCAAATCCTATTTTTATATTTTCTATTTCTATTTCTTTGAATTCTTCGGGTTTAAAATTGGTTATATTATCTAAATCCACATCTATATCATTTATATTTTTGCAACTTCTGCATTCATATTTAAAAGGAAATGTACTACCCATAGATTTTTTTCTAATTTCTATCATGAGTAATTTCTTTTCCAATAGTGTTAAATCTATATCAGGGTCTTTTAAACAGGGTTTTATTAATATATTGTATAACTCATTATCTGTTATATCTTCATTAGCTTCTGTGGCTATTAGAAAATCTTTTTCATTTTTTGTATTCCATGGTCTGAATTTAATTTCTTTATTATTAATAACAGTTATATTATTATAATCATGATTATATTTAAGGGCCATTTTATTCCTTTCTTTATGATATATAAATATTTATAAAGAGGTATATAGTATGATGGATAGTCCTATTGAAGTTGCTAAACAGCTTAGATGGCAAGACCCAAGTAAATTTTCTATATCAATAATGCCTGTGGGTAGTGAATCTAGTGCTATGTTGAGTTCAATAACTGAAGAACAATTAACCTCAGCTATAACTGGTATACAATTAGCAGAAATCAACACAACTCCTGTTGAAGAGTGGATCGCAGAAGAATGGAGATTTGCTACAGGTAGATTAGAGCATTACCAAATTGATTTAACTTTAAAGGACTATGAGAATTTTACTCTATATAGATTATTTTCTAAAGCAATACAAGTATTTAATAGAGTGTATCCTGATGACCAAAAATTTGATATACAAGTAAAAACAGCTACAGATTTTGACATAAAAAGTTACGAACCAATAATTACATTTAAAGATTGCATGATGATAACTGTAGCAGGACCTCAATTAGATAACTCAGCTAATTCAAGTATAGCAGAATTTAATGTAATAATGAAAGCCTCATATATAGAGACATTTTAAGGAGAAAAAATGAGTTCAGCTATTAATAGTTTAAAAAGAAATCTAGGCATGGGTGCTAGAACAAATAGATATAAAATAATTTTAGTTTCTCCTACTTTTCAGAATTCAGAGATATTGGATGTAATGGCTAAAGAGGCTAATTTACCTGGAAGAAGTTTTAATGATGTTGAAGTATGGGTGCAAGGTAGATTAATAACAGTAGCTGGTGATTCGGACTATGCCGGTACATGGAATATTACTTTCTTGGATTCAGAAGAGCATTTTATTAGAGGTGTTATACAGGATTGGATGGAATATATAGATTCTGTTAAACAACATGATAGAGGAGCTGGGGCTTATATGGATTACATGACAAATTGTAAGTTCCAGCAGTTAAGTACAGTAGATAATTCAGTAAAAGCAGAATATGAGTTATATGATGTTTATCCTAAAAGTATTTCTGAAATATCTTATAGTGATGAGAATTCAGGTCTTGTAGAATTCAGTGCAGAATTTAATTTTAGTCATTATAGTCGTACTAGGTAAAAAATCAGCAAATAAATATTAATGTATTTAATTGCTACCCAGTAAAGAGGGAATCCAAATAAAACAAATGCCAGAGAAATAATACAACTCTAGGAATACTTTACAATTTAAAACAGGAGGATAAGCATATGAGTAGTGCTATCAACAATTTAAAAACTACTTTGGCTATGGGTGCAAGAGCTAATAAATACAGGGTTCAGATTGCAGCACCTTTAGGACCAACAGATGATACTATTATAGATACTCTTTGTAAAGGTGGAGATATACCAGGTAAAACTATTGGCCAAATAGAAGTATACAATCAAGGTAGAAAAGTAGTTCTAGCTGGTGATGCTGAGTTTGAAAGTGAGTGGACTCTTACATTTTGGAATACTCAAAACCATGATACAAGAGGGCAATTTATTGACTGGATGACCTTTATTGATAGTGTAGAAACACACAGTAGAGGAGCAGGTACTCATGATGACTATATGAGTTCTGGTGCAATGATTCACCAACTTAATACATCAGATAATTCAGTTACTGCAAGTTATCAGTTCAATGATTTATGGCCAAATAATATTGGTAGTATAGCAATGGCTGATGAAACACAAGATGAAATTGAAGAATATGAAGTAACATTTAGTTTCAGCTATTGGACAAAAACAGCTTAATATCTACCCTTCGGGGTGGGTATATTTAAAGGATAAACATGCAATATTTTTTTCATAACTCAATAAAATCTTATACTGTGGCATTATTGGACCTATTTAATGATATACATATACCAAGATTTTCAAGTGATGGTGAAAGAATTGATGACTTTATTGTACCTATTAAATTTGGTTCAAGAGGAAAAGCTTATCAATTAAATGATCATGAAATAGAAAATTTAACTAATGGAAATGTAAATATATTACCTAGAATGTCCATGGAATTAAATAGTATTAATAAAGCTCAAAATAGAGATACCAATAAAAATTCAAAAATTAATAAAAGAGTAAAAGATGTAAATAAATTAATTTATGAATATCACCATAATGCTAGAGCATTTGATTTTGATTATGTACTTAATATTGCAACTAGGACACTTTCTGACCTATCTATAGTTCTTGAACAAATTCTTCCTATGTTCAGACCTGATTATACATTAAAGATATGGGAATTGGATATACAAGAAGAAAGTACAAGTATTCCAATAGAAATTGGTGATCCTGATATAGAAATACCTGATGAAGAAGATGATGAAATAAGGATTTTAAAGGCAAGTATTCCTATTAAATTGAAAGGCAATTTATATCTACCCATTAAAGATGCAGGTGTTATTAAAGAAATGAACTTAAATATAAGAAACATAGAAGCACAAAGGGATGAAAAAGGCAATGAATATGAAATAGAGTATCCTGTTAGTAAAATAGAAGCAGATGCCCAAACAGGACAAACATCAGAAGATATAGATGATATTCCTGTTACAAAAACCGATGAAGATATTTTAAAACCAGAATAAAAAGGTCAAAATATGGATATAGATAAATTAATAGAAGATATAGATGAACCACAAACACCAAAAGAAACACCTAAACACAACCAACAAACAGGCGAAATAGAAGAGGATAGTGAGGGTGTAAATGATGAAGAACCTGAATCTCTAAAAGAAGCAAAGAAATATCAAGGATTATTAGAGAAATTTGAAGTTTCTGCAGAAGGTATGGAAGAAAATCTTAGAAAAGAACAATCTAAAATAGTACAATCATATAAAAATGATATACAAGATTCCACAGAAACTCTAGAAGAGGTTTCTAAGAGCATTATTGAAACTGATTCTCTTATAGAGGACTTTTCTCAAATAAGAAATGCTCTAAAGAAAAATATAGAAAATACAAGTATAATATTAGAAAAATATAGTAAAGATTTAACTGTATCTAATGCTGAAGATGTATCTGGTTCAGTTCTAATGGGTTATAGTGAATTAATAAAAGCTTCTAATACAAGTATGAAGTTATTAATGGAAAGTTATGATAGTGTAAGTAAAACCCAACTTAATATTAAAAAACTTGCTCAAGAATCAAAACATTATGAAGATAAAGAAGGTGAAGGAGATGAAGGAAATCAAACCTATAATATTAACAATGCCTTTATAGGTGATATAAATGATGTCCTTGAACAAATTAGAGATAAAAAATAATTTATATTTTCATAGGGCCTAGAACTAGAGATGCTTTTTAGTTGATCTCTAGCTTTTTAGTATCTTGTGCATTTTTTTCTAAATCAATGTACATAATACCATTTTTTACTTCTATATTTTTAACCTCAAGATTATCAATCATAAAGGTTTTCTTAAAATATCTTTGTGCAAGTCCACGATGAATATATTTTCTGTTTTGATTTTCTTCTTTGTTTGTACTACCCTCCACAACTAAATAACCTTGGTTATCTATATATGCATTTAGATTTTCTCGAGGGAAACCCGTAACTGCTAACTCAATAGTTGTTCTATCTTGTTCAGAGTTGTAAACATTGTATGGAGGATAAGAAGTATCTTTTTTATAGAAATCTGTTAAATGTTCTTCTAATTCATCGAATATTCTAGTATCACTTATGTTAAATGGGTATATTCCTGGTAGCATTTTTTCTCCTTTTTAAGTAAGATTTATTTTAATAACCCTATTTAGGTGTTATGTTTACTTATCTAGGCCCTGTTAAAATACAAAATACAGAACAAATCAACTAAAGTGTAATTATATTTAATTTGTAATATTGTTCCTTTAGAAGTAACTTTAGTTTTAAGTTCTGTATATTGTTAAATATATTTTTGGGAAAACAAATCAAAAGCAGTATGATAAATCCCAATTTTATTGCTGTAAAGCTAGAAGTAACTGCTTTTTTAAGTTTCCTATATAATTATTTATTCCAGACTATCTTTAAATCTTTTTGCTTGTTCTTCAGAACAATGTTTTGTTGTACTCTTCCAAGTTTTGCCATCTTTGTATTTAAACACATACATACCATGGCCTTTATTAGTTGTTCTGGCATAACCTTCTTGTGAGGCATTTCCTTTACTTGTTTTTCCATGTGTACTAATTTTTTGCATTTCAACCATAATTTTCCTTTTCTATGCTTTAGTGAATTTTTCTGTGTGTTTATTCAATTCATTCATAATGTGATTTTTAGAAATAT